TGCTCTCTACCATAGCGGTAGAGACAGGCTTAGAGGAAGAGAAGGCTGTTTATGCGTTTACAAGGTCATATAGAAACGCTAAGAGCCGTTTAAAACACGTTATGAAGCAGGTACACTAATGAATGAACAAGATCTCAGGGACTGTTTTGCCATGTTTATATTAAATGGCCTGCTGTCCCGCCTGCCCTCTGAAGAAATAGATCCTGCCAATGTTTGGTATTTAGCAGATTCTATGGTGGAATCTAGAGATGTTAAGCCTGCTGGGTTGCCCCCCATCAAACGGAGAAGAAAGAGTGAAGCTTAAGTATTGTTCATCTTGTATGTTGTTTCAGCCAGAACAAAGTGGAAAAATAGTTCAAACTGCAAACAAAAAATTAAAACGCTTTAAATGTGGTGGTTGTTTAAAAAAAATTAGTGAACGTAAATTTCAAGGGAAAGGCACAAAATGACTACTTTTACTACTGAAGACCGAAAAGAAGCTGAAAAGGACTGGAAACAAGAATATGATAAGCTCCAAGAAGATTACAACGATCTCAAGGATTTATTTGATAAAGCATTAAATTCTTGGGCTAAAGACATGGAGAGGCAGAAAAAATGACTTGGAACCTACGGCTTGTGGACATGAAAGATCCAGAATACCCAGACCAGAATTATGTAGAAATTAGGGAAGTGTTTTATGACACTATGGGCAAGCCGATGGGTCATACCACTGCCACATTGGGCGGTGAGAACAAGCAAGACATTAAACAATATTTAGAATGGGCTTTAGAAGCATTGGAAAAGCCTGTTTTATTCTTTAGGGAAAAGACATGGACATCAAAGTAAAAATCGAAAAGGAAAATAAAGATGGCTCGGCTGATGCTAAAGTTAGTTTCGATAAAGAAGGACTTGAAGTCCTCGTTCAATGGGGACTTGTCGCTATGCTTACCGAAGCAGTTGGTCGATATGCCACTAGACCCGATGAAAATACGCCAGTTATTACTGGACGGCCTAAAAAGAAGAAGAAAGAATTAGATATTGATGGGAGATGTTGATGAGAGATGGTGGAAAAGGTGATGCACAACGCCCATTAGGCATTCCTATGGAAGAGTTTGATGCTAAATGGGATGAGATATTTAACAAAGACAAAGAAAAAGATAGTAATTTAAGCATTACTGTCGATGTTGAACCTGGTGAGGCCACAGTCACAGTTAATAAGACTTGGAGCTTCTAATGAACGCAAATGAACCAGTAGCGTGGATGTTGCTAGGGTTGGAAGACCGCAAGCCAAAGTTAATTAACTTACAAGTGATTGAGCATCTTGAAGGCACATGGATTCCACTTTACACCCATCCAGCAAAGACAGAAGATGAAGGAAAGGTATGCGCTAGATGCGGTGCTATTGCTTATGACCCTGTTATTACACAGACAGCAAAGACACTAACAGATGAGGAAATATGGCAGATTACCGAAGATTTTTGGAAAAGAGATTGGACAACGCTTGATGTTGGGTTTGCTAGAGCAATACTAAGAAAGGCACAAGAGAAATGAACCCAAATTTACAAGCGATATTGGCAGACTTTTCCAAAAGGATTGCAAAACTTGAAGAACAAGTTAATCCAAAAGAACCACAGCCATCAGGAGATTGGTGGAAGGGTGACCCTACTTGTGGCGGCATTACCGAAAACTATGGTTTAGGAAAGGCACAAGAGAAATGAGCTCTTGGCTAATTATCGTTACAGGTCTTATTTATCTTTATATTGGCTGTGAACAAGGGTTTAAAGGCAATATTGCTTTGTGTATTACTTATGTTAGTTATGCTGCTGCTAACGTAGGTCTTTATTTGATGGCTAAATGACTGCCGTTCACTTACCAGCTCATGGGTTGACCTTCGTCCATATTCCTAAAAATGCAGGCAATTCTGTATTAAAGTGGTTTCATAATCATCGGGATCATTTAGGGCAAGTTATGTTTTTGGAATACCACCAAAGCTTGACCCAGATGGCCTGTTATCTTCCTATTATGCTAACCTTTGCCATAGTTAGAAATCCGTATGCCAGAGTTGTTAGTGGCTACTTATATGCCAGAGATGGGCAATCAGACTGGTGCAAGCACTATCGGGCTAAAAATGGGCTAGATAAAGATTTTCCTGACTTTGCTACTTTTGTAGATCGGCTTGAGACTTATAAGACTATGCACTGGTTTGACTCGGCCACGAACCAATACGAATGGATAGCCAACGGGGTTAATTTCCTGCTTCGGTTAGAAACCCTAGACGAAGATTTCAAGATTATTCAAGATTTATTAGGAATTCATACGCCTTTGGGTAAAGAAAACCATATTGATCAAGGGCGTTACCAGGACTACTACACCGATAAAGAGATAAAAAAGGTATCTAAGGTCTTTGAGCATGACCTAGACTTCTTTAAATACTCATACTAGCTTTACTATCCCCATTCTTTTTATGTCTTCGTCAGATAGATCGGGGACAAATCTAAATCCACAGATGATTCTATTTGGCTGTTGGGCGTTGCCCTTGTGCAAGATGGTGGTATTGACCAGCGCAGCCCGTTTATCGTAGTAAAGACGGCATATTTCTTTTGTCTTTTCTACTTCAATAAAAGCAAAGTTGCGGTCTGGAACCATCCCGAACTGGGCTGTGTCATGTAACACTTTGATATCGGTGCTATGCCATGAAGTGTAAGAACCCTCATAATCAATCAGGCCAATATTCAAAGACTGGGTTAGGTATTTAGGATCATAAGTATCAACATGAACCATGCCATCAGCTTCTGCCGTAGTTTTCTTGGTTATTAACAATCTATCGAACTTGTCTAATAACTGCATTTCTTTGAGATATTTCACAACTTCTTGGCAGTTTTCTATGACATCTTCTTTTGAGATGTTATAGGCCGTAGGATTTGTCCTGACCCCTGATTCGCCAGCATTAACCAAATCAATCAGCTCTTGCCTAATCACTTCTAAATTAGGGATATCAACGTAGCTGTAGAACCAGTTGGGATGAACGGGTTTATACAACAGGCTTTTTCCAAATGATGGGTTGATCTGATCCTGCCGTATAAACCTTAACGGGCTCTCCTGAATACAGATCGCTTTGACACGCTGCCCAGCAAGCTTCTTCTGCTTTATGACCCAATGCCATGACTGCTAGGGCTGCTGCCGTGCCACTGCCGATAGCATCGACATCCGTATGCTCCCAAAACTCTAGGTCTTTTCCAGCCACAAACAGCCCATCGTTAGATAACAGCATAAAGTCGGCATCGTTTTCAATCTTAATGACGGGTGGTTTACCCTTTTTACCGTCTCTAAACCACTCTACGACCTTCTGAACACTCATGAGATCACCAGCTCCTGCCAGCCAGCCCTGAGGAACTTTAAATACCTTAGGCAGGTTAAAGGCTTTGGTATCTGAATCATCATCCGAAGTCTGGCTATCTGAGACAAGGATCTTGCGTTTAGCATCACCGATAATGGTTGTCATATTTCTAAAATCTCCCCACGAAACTCTACTTTATCTTCGCCACAGACCATAATCAGCTCAGGTTGTAGCATTCGGCCTTCATCAAAGGATAGCATGACAAACCCAGACCGCCAGTCTTTGGGGCCATCTTCACAGTATTCAAAGGTAGGGCTCATAGGATCGGCTAAACAGCCCGTTTGAACTCCCCAAAAGGTATTCTGCTGATAGCCGTTTATAGGGCTTGCACAGAGCACATGGGTGTGTCCTGTGACGATGTTACAAAAAGCCGCCTGGACGTTGCCATAGCCCGCTGTACGGCCTCCTTTGAGGCGATGCTTGATGACGGTATCCTCGCCCACCCAAAAGCTCCAGCAAGTCTCCCAATTCGGGAAATGGTATTTTAGGCTGAACCCGTCAACACCGCTATATTCAGGAACTTTGTTGACCAGCCAAGATTCATACCGCATATCGTGGTTACCCAGTGTCCATATGAGTCGGCAACCAGCTGGTCTAACCTTCTCAATTTCGTTTAAATGCCAACGACAGGCTTCTAATTCTTCTAAAACTGTGGGTTTGGCATCGTAATTGATGGAAGGAAAGCGAGAGAGAACTTGTCCGTCAAACGCATCACCGTTACAAACGATGACTTGGGGCTTAAAATGTTTGATAAATTTGATTAGGGCTTTGAATGCGGTGGTGGTTTCGTCTGTGAAATGGGCATCAGAAAAGACGATTACCCGTTTGCATTTGTCAATTTCTATGCCCCGTCTAACATTATGGGCAGCCATGTCAACTTTTTTGATGGGGTCTTTCTTTTGATCTCGCTGGGAATTATGGGTAGGAAGCTCAATTCCATAGCGTATTTCAAGGTTTCTTCGCCTAGCTAAAGTGCTCCTAGGGTTTATACCTAGTTTTTTACCTACTAATGTGGGACTTCCCAATTCTTTCCAGACCTTGATAAACTCTTTATCCGACTCTGTTATTATCTTCATATGCTCCCTAGCAAGATGTTGATGGGTACGGCAATAGTAGGTTAGTAGTATTTCACTTTTGTTAAACCCATGAATAATAACAGATTATGTATAGAAACAGGAAGCTTTTAGATGTCTTACGAAAATCCCCATGCCAACACTGTGGTAGCTCTGACGGCACAGTCGTGGCTGCCCACGCCAACTTGCTCAGACTTGGAAAAGGAAAGGGAATTAAATGTCCCGACTTTTACACAGCTTCCCTATGCTTTCGCTGTCACTCAGAGCTGGATCAAGGCAAGAACCTATCCAAGATACAGCGGGAAGAAATGTGGATAGAAGCCTATCTCAAGACCCAAGCATGGCTGTGGGAAAATGGCCACATAAATACTAGCAGTTGACACATTTTCCATATATGTGCTATATTTAGTATTGTCTAACCCTTAGACATAAGTCCTTCTACTCGTTTACTCCTAGCAGGGTTATAACAGGCACAAGGCAAATGCCCCAGCGGATCCACGATCCCCTTAGAGCCCTTAGATTTCCCCTGATCTAAGGGCTCTTCCTTTTGTGCTTGCAGAAAATATTTTTTACGCTATACTTTGTTCATCTGCTAGGAAGTTTATGAGTAGGGACTGAAACAATTCCCTCTCGACAATATGAATATTTTTACAACACTTTTGTTGTAGTTATCATATCGTCCTCATAAACTTCCTAGCAATCTAGCCCGTACTCATTGGTGTTGCTACGGTAAAGGCTGTAAATACCCCTAGAAGAAACTATGGCAAAATGCCCCCAGCTTACCGTGATTGCTTGGTAAGATATGGGAACCGTCCTGTATATGGATAGACCGATGAGTGATAATGACAGACCTAGGCACGACAAAGACATCGAAGCAATTATGTAAGAAAGAACTCAGCAAGACTGAAAGCACCTATTCCTCATAGTAGGGATAGGTGTATCCTGAATCTAGCAATCCTGAACGAATATGAAAACAGCCAAATTTATACAAGAAATACATGATCTCTGTGATCCTCCAGCGAGAGAAGCAATCATTAAGTATGTTAAAGATGAATGGAATCTACTAGCAGAAGATTATGAGAAATACAAGGTAGATCTCTTAATTAAAAATCAATCAGGTAAATCGATTGGTTATGCTGAGTTGGAGCTGCGCAACTGGGAGTCGTGCCCGTATCCGACTATTCATATTCCACAGCGTAAGAAAAAGTTATTTGATAACGATATGCCTACTGTCTACTTCGTAGTGAACCGCCCACTGACGATGGCATACTACATCAATACAAACAAGATCTTAGAGCAACCGCTTAGGGAAATTGCTAATAAACGATTAACAGATGGTGAGTATTTTTATGATGTGCCAAAGGAAATGTTCAGCGTAATCCACTTGAAGTCTTAATCTCTTTTTGATAAAATAATAGCTCCAACTGCTAGGAGATTTAGATGGACTTTTACAACGAACAGATCGTAGAACTCACTGACACTGTAGTATCCTTAGACCAAGAATTAACATTAGCAAAAGACATTATCGCAGCCCATAGATGGGATGCTACCGAGATTGAAGTAGATTGGATTCATGACCTTGTCACCGAGCTTCGGGAGCAGGTTAGAATTCAAGAAATTGAAATTGAGGCTCTCAAAGATTCCCGCAATATGTTTCAAGAAAGAAACGCAGAACTAATCCGTCAAGTAAAAGCTCTCAAGAAAAAATAATGGAGCTCATATTACGGGAACACCAAGAAGGTGTTGTGGAGAAACTTCGTCAAGGGTTTCGAGATGGCCATCGTTGCCAGCTTTTGTATGCGCCCACTGGCTTTGGCAAAACAGAAGTAGCAATCTATTTAATGAAGGCTACGGCTGATAATTATCATAAAGCAGCGATGATCCTTGATCGGATTGTATTGATTGATCAGACCTCTAAACGCTTAGATAAATACTCGATTGCTCATGGCGTGTTACAGGCTCAACATAAACGCCAAGATAAGACCAGGCGCATTCAAATATGTTCGTCACAAACTATCGAGAGAAGAAATAACTTCCCCGATATTGATCTATTGATCGTAGACGAATGCCATATTACTAGATCAGAAATTACCAAGATCATCAAGAACAATGACAAGATTAAAGTCATTGGCTTGACCGCCACCCCGTTTACTAAAGGGCTGGGATCTATCTATTCCAATGTGGTCTGTGCTTCGACAACCGAATCTTTAGTCGATGGTGAATGGCTATGCCCTCTCAAAGTCTATATCTCCAAAGAAATTGACATGGCTGGGGTCAAAAAGATTGCTGGTGAATGGAGTCCTGATCAAGTTACTGAACGGGGTATGCAGATCACTGGTGATATTGTGGCAGAATGGGCAAAGAAGACTTATGAAGTCTTTGGCAAACCCATGAAGACTATTGTATTTTGTGCTGGTGTAAAGCATGGAGAAGATTTAGTAGAACAATTTGCCCGCAAGGGTTTTAACTTTGTCAGCATATCCTACAAGGATAGTGGTGAATATAAACAGGAGGTAATTGATGACTTCGCTAGACTCGATACAAACATTCATGGGCTTATTGCTACTGATATTCTTACTCGTGGCTTCGATGTTCCTGATGTATGTATTGGTATATCAGCTCGTCCTTTTAGTAAATCACTTAGCTCCCATATTCAGCAGATGGGTCGGGTTATGCGATCTCACCCTACTAAACAGTTTGGTTTGTGGTTAGACCATTCAGGTAATTACATTCGATTCAGAGATGACTGGGAAAGAATTTATTCTGAAGGTGTCAAGGCTTTGGATGACACTGGCGAGAAGACCAAAAGAGAACCAACAGAAAAGGAAAAGAAAGAACAGAAATGCCCAGCGTGTTCGGCACTCTGGCCTAGATCGTCTTCGTCATGTGCTTCGTGTGGCTATGTCAGACCGAAAAAGCAGATTGAGACCGTGTCAGGTGAATTAGTCGAGCTTGGCTTTGACAAAAATGCCAAGAAAGACGATAAACAGAAGTTCTATTCAGAGCTGATATACATCGCCAATGAAAAGAATTACAACATTAACTGGGCATCGCACATCTATAAACAGAAGTTCGGAGTATGGCCTCGTGGTTTACAAGAGTATCCCCGCATAGCCAGCTTAGAAACACAGAAGTATGTCAAACACAGAACCATCGCTTTTAGTAAACGATTAAAGAAAATGAAGGTAAACAATGCAGGAGTTCGTTAATTTTGCAAGAGAACATGGCTTGATTATGAATAACAATCTTGTCATGGACAGATGGGTAGCCACCCCAACAGAAGACCACCCAAGATCCTCAAACGGCAGATATAAATTCTTAGGCAATGTCGGCTGGGCTATCAACTGGGCAACAATGGATAAACCCGCCACCTGGTTTGCTGAAGGTGTCAGCAAGACCGAAATCAAAAAACAAATGTCTTCGTCAAACGATTCAAGGAAAAAAGAAGCACAGGCTGCAGCAGAAAAAGCACAGTGGATTTTGTCTCAATGCAGTTTGGAATCGCATCCATACCTTGAACGCAAGGGATTTAAAAACGAACAGGGGAATGTCTTCGTCAAAGGGCTCGACAAACTGTTAGTTATTCCCATGCGGATACAGGGCTCTGTGGTGGGATGCCAGCTCATCGACCATGAGGGGAACAAAAAGTTCTTGCATGGTCAGACGAGCAAGGGGGCAACTTTTACGATTGGGACACGAGGCACTGCAATATTCTGCGAAGGGTATGCCACTGGCCTCAGTGTCAGGGATATCATGACCAAAATGAATCTCCCTTATACGATCCACATCTGCTTCTCCGCAAACAACATGGAGCTCATAGCAAGGAACATCGGGAAGGGGCTGATTATCGCTGATAACGATAGCAGTGGTGTTGGAGAGATGGTGGCCAAAAAGACACAAAAGCCGTATTGGATCTCCCCAGCAACTGGGGAGGATTTTAATGACTACCATATGAGAGTCGGCAATTTCAAGGCTTCTCAGGATTTAAAGAGGTTGTTACTTTCCTTATAAATCTAGCTTCAATCTGCCTGATCCTTTCACGATTAAGAACAAAAGTATTACCCACTGATTGTAGCGTATGACCTTCTGCCCTCATCTTCAAGATATTCCAGTATTTGTCCCGTAGGGTTTTATTATTGGATTTGAAGAGTATGTCAAACTTCTCACGACTGGGAAAGTCTACCAGCTTGTAAGGGGCATCGCCCCCTACAAATACTGGCACTTTACCCTTGCACTTGCTTAGGTTCATCCCGTCCTTTCTCAATGATGACATAGCCAGTTTCATCAATGTAGTATTGCTGGCCTGATTCTTTGGCACTAATCAATCTTTTCTGTTGCCATTTAGAATTGGCTTCCATCCATTGCTGGGCATCTTTATCAGCTTGGTTCATTGTTAATCTCCTTTATTTTTTCCAATGCTTCTTTCTTTGTTTCAAAAACCAAGTTATCGCCAACATGATCTACATATTCATCATAATTATTTTTATCCTGAATAATCCAATAATTTTCTTGCAATTCTACTGGTCTCCAATTCATGTTGATACCTCCATCAAAAATTTATGAACAGATGCTTCAAACTCAGAAAATTCTTTCTGATCAACTTGGCAATAATCTTTTGGATTCTCAATATCAATTACCATTAAAGAATCCCCGCAAAGAACATATTCGTTGTCATCGTCTACAACCTTAATCATCGCTATCCTCCTTAACACCAACTATACATAAGTAAGCACCTCTAGCACTGGGATCAATATCAAAGTCTTTGCATACATCCTCCCAGTCTCTAGGCATGATTTCAGGATTGATATAAATCCATCCTCCCTTTGGCAATACTGTATAACCATTCTCGATTACTTCAGCTTTGGTAATCATTCGTGCATCTCCTCTATATGATCAATATATTCATCGGCATGAACCATCTCACCTTTTTCAAAAATGGAAAAGTCTTCATTAAACATCTTCCATGCCAAATCTTCGGCCTTGCTTTTAGTTTTACAATTTACTTCAATCCAACAAAGGGTAGTCTCTTCCCTTGCAATACAGACTTTATATTTCGGCATGGGGAGCTCCTGAAAAATAAATCTCTCCTTTAAATTCTGCTGGGATCAAATAACCGCTATATCCATGTTTGACCATGAAGTCATCGGCTTCTGTTTCGTCCATCAGCAACTGGCATTTAATTTCGTGGATGACTGCACAGGGGAATGTATCTCTCCCCTTGCAAAAGTCCCCAAACTCAATATCACCAAACAATACTAAATTCTTAGACATCTTCTTCCTCCTCGATAAAGCCGTAGTCAATGCACATTTCTTTCAATTCCGCATCATCAGATTTTTCCCAATACTCGCCAAAAACCCCTCTTAAAAACTCCATCTGCCATCTAGTATTACCATCAAAAAAATTTACAACATCATTCTCTACTAATTTATCAATCATTTCTTCTCTACTAAGCATGGTCTAACTCCATTATTCTAAATTCATCCAATTCATACAAAGAATCAATATTGCCAGCGTTGTATTCCATGAGCTCATCGGCCAGAAATTCATTGAGGGCATCTAAGGCTTCTTTGTATGTTCTATAAATGGACGGAATCATTACCCCGTCCTCATTCTCTTCACTCCAGCAATTTATCCATCCATCGCATAGCGTGTAATGTTGCACTTCAAACATCAATCTATCTCCTGATTGTCAAAAGCCCCATGATCCCCTTGCACTATTGCCAATGCTTCTGCAATATTGCCGATAGCTTCATCCAAATCAACCAGTGGATATTCGTCTTGCATCTCATCGTTTAAAAACTTGTAAGTGTCTACAAGCAATTTTTCTACTCTTTCAATATTCATTCGATTTCCTCATCGTCATCAGTCTGTTCAACATCGTAAACAACATGGTCATATTCACCGACACAGTGAAAGTCGCACTCAGGTATGGCTTTACCCCTTTCCCAAGCATCGGCTTCACTGTCGGCTTCTATCACCTTCTCATACATCACATTGGTCTCTGCCCTGATAATCCATTTAGGCATGACTAAACTCCTCCAATGGCAATTCCTCAACCTCGACAAACTCATCACCACTGGCCAAAACATCTTTTGGTATATGGCTCTTTACCTTGCTGGCAAACTCTTCTGCTTTTGATTCATCATCAAAAGCCCTGAGATTCAAATAACCCATGTGGCCAAAAGACTTCACAATGTAAATTGTTTTCATTGTCAGTCCCTTACCAGCTCGACTGGTAGTAAAAGTCCCAGTTAACGGCAGACGGGTTTGTCAAAATCTCCGACAACCTGTCTCTAGTCTCAGTGATGCTCTGCCAGTAGTATTCATCCTTTTCAGTGCTACCGAAAAAAAATCCCGATACTGGCTCAAGAATATCTTCATCACGATTTACCAATGCTTCGTTGCATAGTGCAACCAGCTCGTCCAACTGGGCAGAATCAACCCAGTATTCCCCGCAGTCATCAAGTCCCTCCTGAACATTATCGACAAACCAATTATGGATAGCGTTGCACTTTCTCCAATACATCACATCAAAGGATACCGACTTGGCATCGTAGGCCGTAACCCCCAATACCTTCGCCACATCTTTGCGTAAATGTTGCTCTTCTTCTTTGTGATTCCACAAATATTGCTTTGCGGTCAAATACATATCTAAACCCATGATCACTCCTCCTCAGTCATGTAAAACTGCCCAACACGATTACCATTGGTATCCCTGATAGTCCCCGATTTTTTCTGAGAATCAATCATATTTGAGACCAGCTCTAAATTGGCAACCAATTCGTCATACAGTGATTCTTCATACACTGCGTTATCAGTGCGTATTTCCAGTTTGAACATCATTTCAATCTCCTAGCAGTTAATCAAAGACTGGATCACTCCAGTTTCGTCCTTACAGACTCATCAGTTTGATAGGCACTTCTCACGCCATTTACGGGCATTGTCATTCAATGCTGGGTAAAGCTCATCCAGCTTATGTATCAGCTTCTTTGGTGCGTTGAAGTAGTAAGGCATCATATCTTCGGTCATTTCTTTCATGACCCATTCTTTTGCAGAACACTCCAGCAATATGACCATGCCAAATCCAGTCTTCGTGCCATCAGCTTTAACGACATTCAGAATGCCGTATGCTTCCCGCCCCCTGATACTGATATCAGTCAACTCAAAAGACGGGTTAGTGCCAATTTCACCAACTTGTTTAAATTCGTCTGCCAACCAGCGTTTTTTATCGCCATGATAAGGCGGTGTCATTCCAGTCCATCCCATGTTATTGCTCCTCAGTAATGTTAAACAATGCTCTCATATGATTCTCAAGGTAATGTAATTTACTTATCTGTTCGTCAATAAAATCACGCATATTGTCAAACTCCTGAAAACCAGCTACTGGCATCCCTTTCAAATAATTGGTTTTCCCTAAGTCCATTAGATCAAAATACATTTCTTGAACAGTCGTATATAGGTTTGATTCAACTCCCATGTTATTGCTCCTCGATTGATTCATCTACATCCGATTGTGAATAGCCCGACAAAATCTCAGGCCGATATTTGCTCAAGACTGCATCCACGCACTTGTCGCAGACCCTTGCCAATGGGATACCTTGAGCATCGTATTCCCACCAGCTATCACCACTATGTTCACAGATCATATGACTCTCCCCCATTTGAGAATGGCAGAGACCACTAACCATATGGCATAAAAACCCGCCAATACAAGCCCGAAGGACATCAGCTCAGACCACAGAGTAGTCATCGCTTTATAAAGAACATCCCAATCAGATAAATTCATCATTCCCCCCTTATTCAAACTCTTCAGGATTAACATAAACCCCATTCTTACGAAGTAGGGCAATCGCATGGTCATTCAATGACATGACCCCATCATATTCGACCAGACTCCGTTTGCCATCCCGATCAATGGAAAACCACAGACCAATATGCTCAAACAAGTCCAACTCAGGAATATCCCATTCAATGAACCCAGTGCAGTCTTTGTGGTAGTAGAGCTCTAAGGTAGACTCATGAGTCCCCAAATCTCTCTGCCCCCAGCTCCCCTCCAGCATCAGAGGAGAGCTCACTGTCATGCTATCAATGAGCTCTGCCATGATCAATACTCCGAAGTCAACATAAAGACATTGTCGGCCAAGAAGAAGGTATAAATGCCCGAAGGGCAATCAGTCATAGCGATCTTCTTAATCTTCAGAGTATTCAAATCCCCATCCTCAAAAGCAATAACGGCCTTACCATCAGCAACTTCCATGTTGATAGACATAAAGGGATTCTTCTTATGGAGCTCATAGCCCTCAGTAGCCACGATATCCAAGAACCAGTAAGCCCCAGCAGTATCAGCAAAGTATTGAACCCCATCGGTATGAACCAGCTTCGGTGCAAACATAGGCTGAGTCCTCCAATACTGGGTAGTGCCAAAGAACTGGGTTAAATCGATTGTGTTGGTTTGTGTTTCCAATTTATTTCTCCTAGCAGTTAATGATTACCGAATGGCAATCCCGATACCCCAAAGGGCATCAGGATTACAGCACTCAAGACCGATTCAAGAACTCAGCCACCTTCAAGGCTTCGTCCATATACGCAAACAGTGCCATGATCTCTCCATTCTCATCCTCAATGGCGTATGGGAACTTAGGATCACTACAGGCAATTACTCCAAACATAATCAATCTCCTTAGAAAGTAAAACCAGTAAAAACAACACGATTACCCCTGATGAACTTCCCATGATTCATATCGTCAAACTTATGAACCCAGTATTGACGGGAAGAACGGCAGTAGTAGTCGCAGACCCAAACAGGGGAAGTCTCAGTGCCCTTTAGCTTAAAGAACTCTCCCTTAGCTATCTTCTTGAGTAGTGATGGTTGCATCGTTATCTCCTAGCAGTGTTGTCAAAGACCCCGAAGGGTTTCGCCTATTGAAGGCTCATCAGTTTGACTAGATACCTCTGTAATTATCGGGATCGTATTCCCGTTGGTGTTTGTAGGATGTATCAGTGATGTTCATGTAGATGCTGGTAAGGGTCTTAGGTAAGTCATATTGATTCTCTGAAAGCATTTCTAAGATATCCCCATCCGTCCATTGTTCTTGGACTTCTACCCAATTTCTAGCGTTGGCTATCATGCGGATAGCTCCTATCATCATCTGCTCGTCCCATATGGCGATTGTGTCTTGTAGTGTCTGCATATCTGCTCCTAGTAGGTGGTTTAAAAATCATTCATCTAGTGAATGAGATTAAATGATAATCCAAAACACTTGACTTGCAACACTTTCTGCAAAATATTTTTAGACCCTTATAGAATGGGGCTCTCAGGGCAGACCGCCCAGGTGATAATTGCCTTACTTGTGATGCAGTGGCCGTAAAAAGGAAAGCAGAGCTCTGTAGCCCGCATGGAGAAGGGTAAAAGCCCGCCATAGCCGAAGGCGAACAGTGCTGATACGGAAGGAGCAGTAAGAGAGAATACATATGCCCGTCCCCAACCATGAGATAGATAGTCTATACTTAGGGGTATTGATATACCTATGGAATACTTAAAGCAGACCCATGAAGAAGCTCACCCGTAAAGAGATCAAGGAAGGATTGAACACAGTCCCAATTGATACGATCATTCTTGGCTCTAGGAGCAAACAAACCCAGCTCACGAAGAAGGAGAAGGAGTTTGCTGAGCAACTGGTGAAGACTGGGAACAAGACTGAAGCCTATCGTAGGGCATATGATACGAAGGGTAAAGCGACTACTGCCCATCGGGATGCCCTCAAGGTGGCCAGTCGTCCCAATGTGAGCACCTACATACAGGCACTGGAAGCACAGAAAGAGGTGGAGGAATATCTTTTACCCACTCGTTTAAGGGCTCTCGCTATCCATAAGCTCTCTAGCATGGCATTAAATGATGACCTAAAGCCCACTGAGCAACTCAGGGCTCTTGAGCTGGTGGGGAAGATGACTGAGGTGGCACTGTTCACTGAGAGACGGGAGCTGGTGCATAGCGTTGACTCTGCTAGTCTGAAGGCCAAGCTCATGGATGCCGTCCAGCTTGCCATTGCTAATTCCAAATCCCTGAGAACTCAGACCAAGAGAACGGCTGAGGATCTACTCAGAGAGATACAGGATGTAGAAGCCCATGAGATAACAGAGGTGAAGGATCAACCCAGCGATCAATCAGAACCATTGCAACTGGAATCCATCTCTGCGGATGGGGATACGGCCAGTGAAACGGCAAAAGTCGACCCCCCACCGAGTGCCACCACCCATTTTTTGGCCGAGTCTGTGGCGGGACATTTGCATAGTATTCCAGACAATCAATCCAAACAGATAGGGGAGGGGGTCTCAAATCCCCAGTGGGTAGAAGTGGGCACTGACTTACAAATGACCCCCATAGGTAAATCTATACAAAATGACGGGGGGGATATTTCTTGAAAAAAACAATGTTAGCAAGTATTCACATACAAATCGAGGAAACAGGCGAAGTGACCATGCACACCAGTGGCGAAGACCTTGCCTTAGAGTTGGCTAATGAGATGGTAGACATGGCAATCAACGGTGGCATAGACGGGTTTATAGGAGAAGAGATTCAATGTTTGCAATAAAAGACTACCCAGAGTTAATGCAGGCTGACGGCTTAGAAGAAGCCATAGTCGGTGTAATCAACCGTTTAGGGACTCAGGCTTTATGCTATGACCTTGACAAGGTAATCAACATCCTCATGCGGGATATGAGCGAAGAAGAAGCTTGGGAGTATTTTTATTACAACATTGAAGGTTGTTATGTGGGTGAGAACACCCCTGTATATTTGACTTATTTATGACACCTGTACAAAAAGAAATCTATTTGGTAATCGAGGAATGGTGGGCTAGATATGGCTTTGGACCTACTATAGACGATATTATGCTGATCACTGGCGATAGGGGGCGGGGTAATGTAGCCCGTAAGATGAGAACCTTGATTGAGCTAGGGATCTGCAAAGGTGATACTAAGCGTACTAGATCTATTCGGCCTGCCTACTTAAAGTTGAGAAATATCAATGGATGATCTCTTAGAGATTATTAAGCTGCTTCCAGAGGATGAACAGGCTCCACTGCTGCCGCTGGCTGCGGCTTATCAAGAGTCTTTAACCAGGGAATCAGGGCAAATTGACTTTATGTCATTTGTCAAAACCATGTGGCCAAACTTTATTCATGGCCAACATCACGCATTAATGGCACAAAAATTTGAGGAGATAGCCAGTGGGAAAATCAAGCGACTTATCATTAATATGCCTCCTCGTCATACTAAGTCTGAGTTTGCTTCTTATTTGCTTCCTGCCTGGTTCTTAGGAAAATTTCCACAAAAAAAAATTATCCAATGTTCTAATACAGCTGAATTGGCCGTAGGCTTTGGTCGTAAGGTTCGTAACTTGGTTGACGGAGAAAACTATGCCAAAGTATTCCCTAATGTATCTCTTAGATCGGATAGTAAAGCTGCTGGTCGTTGGTCTACTAATGCTAACGGGGAGTATTTTGCTATTGGTGTTGGCGGTACTGTTACTGGTAAAGGTGCTGATTTGCTCATTATTGATGACCCTCATTCCGAGCAAGAAGCAGCATTGGCAGCAGGGGATCCTAGCGTTTTTGATAAGGTGTACGAGTGGTACACTTCAGGTCCTCGCCAGCGTTTGCAGCCTGGAGGATCTATTGTAGTAGTGATGACCCGCTGGTCTAAGCGGGATTTGACGGGCAAAATTTGCCAAGCCATGATAGATCGGGATGGGGACGAATGGGAGATCATTAGCCTTCCAGCTATCAAAAGAAATGAAAAACCCCTCTGGCCTGAGTTTTGGTCCTATGACGAACTGAACAAACTTCGCATAGAATTACCCCTAAGCAAATGGCAGGCCCAGTATCAACAAGATCCTACCAGTGAAGAAGGTGCGCTGGTTAAACGAGAATGGTGGCGGGTCTGGGAGGAAGAAAGACCGCCAGCCTGTGATTATTTGATCCAATCTTGGGATACGGCCTTTACCAAATCAGAACGGGCTGACTATTCAGCCTGCACAACCTGGGGAGTGTTTTACCTCAATGAAGATAAACAGGATGCTAATATCATTCTATTGGATGCGTTTAAAGAGCGTATGGAGTTCCCAACGCTTAAAGAACGAGCATATGAAATGTATAAAGACTGGCAGCCAGATTCGTTTATTGTCGAAGCTAAAGCTTCAGGTGCACCCCTTATTTTTGAATTGCGCAGAATGGGCATTCCCGTGCAAGAGTTTACACCTACTCGTGGAAACGATAAAATATCTAGGGTTAATAGCGTATCAGACCTTTTTGCTTCTGGCAAAATCTGGGCTCCCAGAAAACGATGGGCTGAAGAGGTCATCGAAGAATTAGCTGCGTTTCCCAATTCAGACCATGATGACTTGGTAGACTCAACCACACAAGCACTACTTCGTTTTAGGCGAGGTGGATTTATCACATTACAATCAGATGAACCAGACGAGCCACAAGAGTTTAGGCGCAAAAAAGGTTATTACTAAGGATCCATATGTCAATTGAAAAAGCAATGTACGCAGCACCAGCGGGTTTACCCGATTTAGATGGTCCAGATGTTGAAATTGAGATTGTCGACCCAGAAGAAGTGGACCTTAAGATTGGGGACATAGAAATTCAAATGGGTGGCGATGACACCGAAGACTTTAATGCTAACTTAGCTGAGTACATTCCTGATTCCGTTTTATTACAAATTGGCAGTCAACTCTTAGAAGACTTCCAGACCGACATTGATTCCCGTAGAGATTGGATCCAGACCTATGTCGATGGTCTAGAACTTCTAGGATTAAAGATTGAAGAACGCTCTGAGCCTTGGGAAGGGGCTTGCGGGGTCTATCACCCAGTATTAGCTGAAGCGGTAATTAAGTTCCAATCAGAAACAATTATGGAAACTTTCCCAGCTGCTGGCCCAGTGAAGGGCGAAATCATCGGCAAAGAAACCCAAGACAAAAAAGATGCTTGTGAACGTGTAGTTGATGATATGAACTACCAATTGACCGATGTCATGCAAGAGTTCCGTCCAGAGCACGAAAGAATGCTTTGGGGCGTGGGGTTATCAGGCAACGGCTTTAAGAAAGTCTATGTAGACCCAGCACTAGATCGCCAAGTATCGATGTATGTTCCTGCTGAAGACTTGGTTGTGCCTTATGGTTCAGCCAGCTTAGAAGCAGCAGAACGCATTACCCATGTGATGCGCAAAACTGAAAACGAACTACAACGCTTGATTTATGAGGGTTTTTACCGAGATATTAATCTTGGTTCGCCAGACAATGTGTTGGATGAAATTGAAAAGAAAATTGCGGAAAAACTGGGTTTTAGGGCAACCACAGATGACCGATTCAAAGTCTTAGAGATGCACGTTCACCTTGATTTAGAAGGTTTTGAACACGAAGACAAGCACGGAATGCCTACTGGCATCGCTTTGCCCTATGTTGTAACTATTGAAAAATCAAACGGAGCCATATTGGCTATTCGTAGAAACTGGGATCCAGATGACAAAACCTACCAAAAGAGACAGCACTTTGTACATTATGGCTATATTCCTGGCTTTGGTTTTTATCACTTTGGCCTTATCCATCTCATTGGCGCTTTCGCTAAATCGGGAACTTCTATCCTCAGACAGTTGGTCGATGCAGGGTCATTATCGAATTTGCCTGGCGGCTTTAAGACCCGTGGGTTGCGAGTCAAGGGCGATGACACACCAATAGCCCCAGGTGAGTTTAGGGACGTAGATGTCCCATCTGGCACGATGAAAGATAACATCATGCCTTTGCCATACAAAGAGCCAAGCCAGACTCTCATGGCATTACTCAATCAAATCGTAGAAGAAGGCCGTAGATTTGCTTCTAGTGGCGATTTAAAAGCATCTGATATGTCTAGCCAGTCCCCAGTCGGTACAACTTTGGCTATTTTGGAGCGCACTTTAAAAGTAATGTCGGCTATTCAAGCTCGTATTCACTTCTCCATGAAGCAAGAATTTAAACTACTCAAGAAAATTATTGCCGATTACGCCCCAGAAGATTACTCTTACGAACCCTCTACAGGACACCAAGCAGCCCGCAGATCCGACTATGAGATGGTTAATATCATCCCTGTATCAGATCCTAACGCTGCCACAATGTCCCAAAAGGTAGTTCAGTATCAAGCGGCTTTGCAATTGTCGCAAACTGCACCCCAGTTGTATAACTTGCCTTATCTACACCGTCAAATGTTAGAAGTCATTGGCATTAAAAATTTGGAAAAGCTTGTTCCAATGCCAGAAGATATGACCCCTGTAGATCCTGTGACGGAGAATGTCAACGCTTTGAAACAAAAACCGTTAAAGGCATTTATTGGTCAAGATCACCAAGCGCACATTCAAATCCACTTGGCCGCCATTAATGATCCAAAAATCAAACAAGTTATTGGCCAGAACCCACAAGCGCCTTTGATTATGCAGACCTTGCAGGCTCATATTACTGAGCACGTTGGCATGGAGTATATGCGCCAAATGCAACAGCAAATGGGCATTAATATCCCGTATCAGGACAATGACGATGATCAAGTTCATCTCACCCCAGATCAAGAGATGCAAATTGCTCGTCTGGCTGTACCAGCTGCTCAAAATCTGTTGCAACAAAATCAAACAGCAGTTGCAGCGCAACAAGCACAACAGGCAGCTCAAGACCCAATTATTCAGATGCAGATGAAAGAATTGCAGCTTAAAGCGCAAGAAATTGATATCAAGCAGAAGAAAATTGCAATGGATGCCGCAGGCAAAGCAGATCAGCTTGAAATTGAGAAAATGCGTATTGCAGCCCAAAAAGAAATTGCTGGTATGCAAGTGGGCGCTAAGACTGCTTCTGATAAGGCCAATTTAGCTGCTAAACAAAAATTAGAAGGTATGAAATTAGGTCATCAAATTGGCAATGCCAAGGCGCAATTAAATCAGCAAAGACAGGGTCAAAAACTCCAAGTCACTGCGGATTTATATAAAACCGAGCAGCAATTAAAAAACAAACCACCAAAAAAGGAACCTAAATGAAAGAAAAAATACTTGACCATCTCCTCAAACAGGTAGATGCGAAGGTTAGGGGCTTGGAAGAGTCCCTTGGTACTGGAGTAGCCAAAGACTTCTCTGATTATCAAAAAACTTGCGGGCAGATTACAGGTCTTTTGTCCGTAAGGTTATATATCTCAGACCTTAAAAAGAACTTGGAGAATTTTGATGAGTGAAATACTAATCGGCTCAAACCCCGATGATGTAACACAAGTAACAACCCTGCCTCAAACAGCAGAAGAAAAAGCAAAGCAACTACCACAACCACAAGGCTATCGTATGCTTGTTGGTATTCCTGATGCAGAAACGACATATGCTAGTGGAATCGTTAAAGCCGATACTACTTTGCAAATGGAAGAAGTTCTTTCCACAGTTTTTTTTGTAATAAAAATGGGTCCAGATTGCTACCAAGACAAAAACCGTTTCCCAAACGGCCCTTGGTGTAAAGAAGGAGACTTTATTCTAGCCCGTCCAAACACTGGCACCAGACTAAAGATTCATGGACGTGAATTCCGTTTAATTAATGATGATTCTGTCGAGGCTGTAGTAGAAGATCCTCGTGGAATTACTCGTGCATAAGGAGAACAACATGGCTGAATTTGAAAAACAAGACTTTTCTTTTTTAGAAGATGACGAAAAAACGCCTCAGGATGTAGAAATTGAGGTAGTTGACGATACTCCAGAGGAAGATCGCATTAATGCTGCACCGCTTCCTAAAGAAATCGTTGAAGATATCGACAATGATGACCTAGAATCATACTCAAAAGAAGCAAAACAACGCCTTTTGCAGATGAAAAAGCTAATTAACGATGAACGTAGAGCCAAAGAAGCTGCTTTGCGTGAAAATGAAGAAGCTATTCGGGTTGCCAATACAATAATCAATGAAAACAAGGCTTTAAAGGGCCGTTTATCCAATGGCGAAAAGGTTTATGTATCAACCGCCAAGGAAAAACTGGCATCTGATCTAGAACAAGCAAGACGGGCATACAAAGAAGCTTATGATTCTGGCGATGCAGACCGTTTAGTGGAAGCTCAAGAGAAATTGACTGAAGTTAAGTTCAAAGCTCAAGAGATGGATCGATATGTCCCACAATACGAAGAAAATGATTTACAATCATCACAAGAGGTCCAAACACCTCAGGCCCAACCAACACGCCTGGACTCAAAAACCCAAGCATGGCTTGATAAAAACAAGTGGTATGGTCAAGATGAAGACATGAGTTTTCTTGCTATGGGCATCCATAAGCGGCTAGAAAGAGACGGAGTCCCGACAGGCTCTGATCACTACTGGAACACTATTGATGCAGAGATGAGAAAACGATTCCCAGAGAAATTTGGGGAGGTAGAAGCCAAACCTTCTACTACAACTCGCAAAAGCACGGTGGTTGCACCAGCGACACGTTCAACATCCTCCAAAAAGATCACACTGAACACACGTCAAATGGAACTGGCTAAGAAGTTCAAAATTACGCCAGAGCAATATTACAACGAATTAGTTAAAACGGAGTCCCAAAATGGCTGAAAACAATCGTACCCCCCGTGAAGTAGCAACAAGACAACAGGCAGAACGCCCAAAAGCATGGTCTTTGCCCGAATTGTTACCTGAACCAGACAAGCAAGCAGGTTTTGCTTATCGCTGGGTTAGGGTTTCGATGCTAAACAACGCTGACCCCCGTAATCTTTCATCAAAATTGAGAGAAGGCTGGGAACCAGTCAGAGCTGAAGAGCAACCGAAATATGGAATGTTAACCGATCCAGATAGTCGCTATAAGGACAATATCGAGATTGGTGGTTTATTACTCTGCAAGATTCCTGAGGAATTTGTGAAGGCAAGGATGGATTATGAGGCCAACCAAACCCAATCAAATGCAGAGGCAGTAGATAATAGTTTTATGAGACAAAGTGACACTCGGATGCCTCTCTTCCAAGAGAGAAAATCTACAGTTAGCTTTGGAAAAGGTTCTTAATTAATTTAGGAGATTTAATATGGCTTATCCTACAGTTTCGGCCCCTTACGGCCTAAAGCCAGTTAACCTGATCGGTGGTCGTGTATTTGCGGGTTCTACCCGTATGTTCCCTATCGTGAATGGTTACAGTACTAACTTGTTCAACGGTGACGTTGTAGCAATCGGTACTGGTGCAAACATTGGTAACTTAGTATCTTCAACATTGGCATACAATGGCTCTTCAGCTGTTGCTGGAACAATCGGTGTATTTGTTGGTGCCGAGTATTCTACAACTGGTGGCCCAATCTACGGTAAAAACCGCTATCAATTCTGGCAAGCAAGCACTACTGCTCCAGATGCAATCGGTTATGTAGTAGATGATCCTCAAGCTGTGTTCCAAACAGTAGTATTGGCTAACCCAGCTGGTACAGGCGGTTCAACAACAATCCAGTACATTAACCCAGCTTTCGTTGGTTCTAATGCTTACTATATTGGTGCTGCTGCTGGTAACACTGGTTCTACAACTACTGGTGATTCCGCTGCTGGTATTGCAGTTTCTGCATCAGCAACTGTTTCAACACCTATTACAACTTCAGCACCATTCCGTATTGTTGGTTTAGTTCCTGCTTCAGCTGTTACAGTGACCCAAAATGCTACATCTTCTAGCACAACGATCACTTTATCTGCTGCTAACACCGCTATCCAGCCTGGAATGGCAGTATCTGGCCCTGGCATTACCCAAGGTTCAAATACTTATGTAACCGCTGTATCAGGTACTACTGTAACTATCAACACTGCTGTAACAACAGCACAGTCGACAGCTGCACAGTTTTCTTTCACTGGCTACCCAGAAGCATTAGTAACATGGAACTTCGGTTACCATAGCTACTTCAATGCCACTGGTGTTTAATTAAGGAGCATTTAAATGGCTATTTCTCGTGCACAACTACTAAAAGAGTTGCTTCCTGGATTAAACGCATTGTTTGGTCTTGAGTATGCTCGTTATGGTGAAGAACACAAAGAGATCTATGAAATCGAGACCTCTGAGCGTTCTTTTGAAGAAGAAACAAAACTGTCAGGCTTCTCAGCTGCTCCAGTCAAAAACGAAGGCCAAGCCATCGCCTATGACAACGGACAAGAAGCTTGGACAGCTCGTTACAACCACGAAACTATTGCTTTGGGCTTCAGCTTGACTGAAGAGGCAATCGAAGATAACTTGTATGACTCGTTATCTGGTCA